CATATTGGTATTCGTCAGCGTAAGCACCAACAGAAACGCCGCCAAACATTGTGGGGCTTTCTTTCATAATTTTGTATAAGTCTGAGCCAGCATTTGTATTGACAAAAATCTTGCCCATTGCTTTCATGCCATCATCATCAAATTCAAAGCTGTACCATTCGCCAACAGGCATATTGTCAGCCGCATGATTTAAAAACATTGGCAATGGCTTGCCTTCTGCGCTAAATGTTTTTGCCCAATCCATGAAGCCTTCGGGTTGGTAATTAAATTTGCGACCATCAGCGCCTTCTCTTGCGCCCCATGTCGTTACCATTGCTTCAATCTTGCCTGTCGGTTCTGCCGCCTCTGATGGGTTTTGTACCATCAGTTTTGCTTCGCATACCATCATCAAGTTTTTGGTCATAAATTACCTCATCGACTTTTGTTCGGTCAATGTCTTGTACTATCTTTGGCGGTCTGCCACGTTTAGCAACACCGACATTTGGTTTGTAACTTTGTAAATATCCTACCACTTTTTGAAAAATGTCGGACACTTATTTTGTACCTATGTTCATTTTCCGAGTTTGATTGCCGCCGCCGCCACCTGTATCTTGTGGGCTTGAGCCTGCAATTGGTTCTGATTTCTTGGGGCTTTGCAGTTCATCGCCGCCATCCAAATTGGCTTTGCCCAAATATTCCCGCGCTTCATTCGGTGTCATTATTCCTGCGTTAACGCCAGCAGTCACATAATTCATTTGGTCAAGCGGTGCGCCTTTTAAGAAATCTTGTACATCAAATTCAACGCACAAATTTGGATAACCTTGGAACAAAGATGCCTTGAGTTTTTGCTGGACATTAACAATGATGGGGTACATGGTGGATTTATAAAACTCATCCAGCATGGTTTGGGTGTTGTTATATTTTTGGTCGCCAATGTGTAGCATTGCTGGCGGCACACCATACAAGCCACAAATGCGCTTCATTGTTTGGTCTTTTAAATTTGCCAAGTCTGTATCTTGCAAACTTAACATTTTTAGAGGCTCATACTTCATGCCTTGGTCAAGCAACATTCCTTGACCGGGTTTGCTCTTGTCCGTTTGCTGACTGCCAACCATAGATGACCACGCTTCTTTTAATCGTGCGGAAATCTCTTTATATTTGGCATCAGGAATTACGCTGTCAGTAATAAACATTCCGCTTGGCTTTGCGCCGTTAAGCATGACATAGTTGGCATACAAATCAATGTCTTGGTCTAAGCCAACCAATTCAGCCGCCAATATGCCTTTATTAAAGCCAGCAGAACCTTGCCACGCCATATCCTTGCAATGCATAACTTGATGCGATGCAAGTGGTTGGTCTTTGTTGTATCCATAGCTAGGTGTGGACAAACGATAGCTTGGATAGCGTGTAGGTGTAATCGTGACAGCAATTAATGTGCTGTCCAATTCGTACATTTCCAAAGGCGTTTGCGATGGGTTATCTTGGTCTTTTCTCCACCACAAGGTAAACGCTTCGCCAAGTAATTCATGCCACATCATCCATTGATACCAGTATTCGTACTGACTTTGGAAGTTGTTTGGCGTTGTCAGCAAACTATAAACTTGCTTTGCTTTTACTTTGTCTCTTGTGCCTACGCTTGGGTCAGTCAACGCATTTACATAAGAACCATTTTCAGCCAATGCCATGATTTTGATTGGCAATTGGGAAATGGCTCTTGCTTTAACGCCCACGCACGACATAACTGTGCTGTTGCGAGTAAGCATTGATGTATCAACAGGGCGACCAGCATTGGTGGTGCTTCCAGTTGTTACATAAAGAATCTGCGTATTGACTGTTTGATTCTTATTGTTGCCTTGGTAAACAATATTATTGCCAAGTGCAGTTTGCCCAAACAGCGTATTTGACTCTTTGGAAACCTTATCTTTTCTTGTGAAAGCGTCTAGTATTCCCATGATTTCCCTTTAAAAAGTTCGGAAACCAAAGCCACTCATTGTCGGATTGTCCAAAGAACAATGCGTAGCGATGATGAGGGCGATTATGCCATCAACCTTTGCACTTTTGTCATTTTCATTTTTACGAACTTTTACATTTCCGTTAACGTCTACATAAACTTCACAGTTGCCAAGTTGCCACCCCACAAATGGATTGCCATCATGTTTGATGCCGTAATTCATAATTAATTTTTCAACGTGCTTGCTTGGGTTGCTTAACACCGCCATACCTTGCCCAACTTTCTTAACAGGCAAGCCAGCTTCATGCAGTCGTGCAACCAAACTTGCGGCGTTGTATGCGTCAAAGCCAATTTCCTTAACATCATATTTTTGGGCTTGCCCAATGATGTAGTCGCTTATCTCGCGGTCATCCATTACATTACCCTCGGTAATATGTAGGATGCCTGAGTTAACAGCTACGCGAAAAATATCGCTGTAATGTTTAGGCACAAGTGCCAAGCCTTCTTCGGGCAAAAAGAATTTGAACTCTGCTTCAAAGTCATTTTCCGCAAATCGTTTCAGCGTACAGACTGCATTTAAATCTCGCGTTGCCGCCAAGTCAAAGCCAATAAAAACTGCTTCGGGTTCACGTTGTGTTTTTATCAATGCCTTGTCATCATCCCAATATGCGCGGTCAAGCCAAGCGGAGTTGGCGCTAACATAAATATTAAGTGTCTTACATAGGAATTCGTTTAGCGCCGCTGGCTTGTGCTTTGCTTGTTCTGCTCTTTCCGCTATGGCATCTTCATAAATGCTAATGCCGTGCATGGGGTTTGCCTTTGCCCAAATCTTAGGGTCACGCCAATCGTCTTGTGGGTCTAGGCTGTACAGCAAACCAAACCATCTTGGATTGTCTTCAGCTTCGCCGTTAAGCATATTTTCCAGCATCTGCATATCTTCATAAAACTTGGTTTCCTTTGTAAAGGATGCCGTAGTTATGTAAATACGCAAAGGGTTTTGCCGTGCCACCATGCCTGAGTGCAACACCTCAATGGCGTTCCTGTCCACAATCTGCGCCGCTTCGTCAATGATGGCGCAAGATGGGTTCATGCCATCGCCTGATTTTTTTGTGTCTCTGCTTAACGCTTTAAACTTTGTTTGACTGTCGCCAGCGACTGTGATTTGGTTGCGATGCACAATAAAAAGTTGTGCTACATCGTGTGGCATATTTTCCACAAAACCAGTTGCGGCATTAAAAACAATGCTTGCTTGCTCGCGTGTGGTTGCCAAAGTATAAACCTCTGCGCCAGCTTCACCCCACTTTAATTCATACAACGCAATTACAGCGGTTAGCGTTGACTTGCCAGCCTTGCGTGGGATAAACACAATCACATCGGTGACCATGCGTTTGCTCACATCTTTTTTACTTCTGAAACCATAAATAGCGCAGATGATAAAAATTTGAAAAGGCTCAAGTATCAGCGGTTTGCCTGCATCTGGTCCTTTTGTGTGGACAAGGGTTTTGGCAAATTCTATAAAATGAATTACATAGTCGGTGTGGAATTCCCAACCCCATGACCTATCTTCAAGTTGATTTAAAAAGCGTTGACAAGCAAGCCGCACATTACGGCTAACTGTTAACTCGCCTTTAGCAACACGCACCGCATACAAGATGCCATCTTCGTAATTCATGGTCCATTCAGCAATTTAGAATATTTACCGCCATCCTGTTTATTGGTAGCCAATCTACCGCGTGGTGTTAAGCCCAATTCATTCATTAAAACAACAGCGCGAGATAAAGCCTTGTCTCCAGCAGTCAAAAATGGATTTGGTCCAACAGTTGCGCCATTATTGAATTGTGTAATGATGCCGCCTTTGGCAACACCTTTCATACACTTTATGTATATGTCCATTTGATTTGCTAAAGCCGCAAGGATGTGTTTGTCTTGGTCGCTACCAATTCCGTATGTTTCCCATAGAAAATCGCTTGTTTCTTTTATAAAAACATTTTTATCCCAATTGTCAGGATTGTCTAACCAGTCTGCTTTTGGTACGCGTTTACGAACTTTGTCGGGCAAAGTACCGCCTTTGTGTTCTGCTTTTGTGCCATGAACCAAATGCAATTCGGGAGGAAGTCTATTAACCATTTGTTTTTTCCTTGCGTTTAGGGAATTCCCTTTCCCCTCGATGATACCTTTTTTTGCTTAACCCCCCCCTCCCCAACCCCTTTTGTGCGCGTTTGG